ACCTCGTTAGATATGTTCGTAATTTTCATTGTACAAAAATCGTTACATATTTGCACTTGAATCAAAATAAGTTACTAATTTTGTGGTGTTTAGTAACTAATATTTAAAAATGGCGAATCCAAAAAATGATATAGCAGAAAAAAAACAAGCCGCGAAAGCTCGCGTAACTGCTCACTTAACAGGCGAATTAAAAAAGAAATTCTTTGATGAAGTTGAAAGGACTGGCACTAAAGAATCTTATTTGCTTAAAGAAATATTATCAGAGCATTATGGAAAGAATAGGTTTTAATATGTTGCTATAACAGATAACATTACTTGACCTCTTACTGCTAATGTTCCACCTGTATTTATAGGCCAATTTATTAACGGTTGTGGGTACAAATACATTAAATTATCGTTTGCTTGTATAAGAATGCGCATTGCTCCAGTGCTACCTGTTGTTGTATAAGTTCCAACTCCATCATAATCTTCATAAGATTTAAATGGCATTTGTATTGCTAAATATGGTGTTGATGCTGAATTTGAAGCGTTTTTAATATTAAAATTAATCATAATCATTGCCCCCATTAACACCGTATATTTTACATTCCAATCAGCACTACTTGCTATTGTAAATGTTCCAGCAGCAGCAGTTAAATAACTACTTAAATAAGCAAAATCTTGTTTTCTACCAAGTCTTAAATTTTCAATAAAACTATAAGTAACAGAACCGCTTCCACTTGGGCCACTTGACCAAACTACTTTTCTAACTTCATGAACATTGTTTGATGTGCCATCTGAAAACAACGATGGGTCATAATTAGCAGCAGTTACGTATGTAGTTGTAATTGTGCCTACAATAACATTTGTCCCAGTTAATATTCCACTTGCAGCATCAGTAACAAATATTTCTGAATTAATATAAATTGCTCCAGCAGTAACTGACCAATTTGAACCACTGTATGTAACATTTGCTCCATATAAAATAGTACCAAATGCTATAACTGGGTTTGCCGATTGCATTCCTATTAATGACAGTGAAGTTGTTTCTTGATGTGCCGCTTGTAAATGTGCTAATGTGCCACTTTTGAATGGCATTGCACTTGTACTTGAAATGTCTGTAAATTTTACTTTTTTCATTTTAATATGTTATTACATCGTAAGTTATGCCTGCATAGTTATACAGGTCGGCAATTTGCCTAATTATATTTTCATTGTTTGCGCTAATATTCGGTGCAATATCTGTTGCAGGTGGTATTGTTAGTGCGTTTGCCACACCAATAGGTACATTAATAGTAAATTCATCACCTGTGTTTGCAATGTTTATAGCTTGTATAAATGTTTGTGCTTCGTTATTGCCATAAACTATTAATGAACTATTTACTTCTGTAAATCCAACGTAAAGCACAACATCACTTGGACTGCCCGGGCCTATCCATATATCACTATCACCCGGCACATTTACAAACGTAGTTCCAAACCACTCATTTAATGCCCATTCAAATAAGATGTGTTGTGCATTGTATTTACAACGCGGTTCGATGCCTACAAAATTATCTTGAATCTTAAACCAAAAGTTTGTGTTTGTTGGCAAATTACCAGTGCTTGCAACCCAACATTGATATATTGCTTTGTCTGTATATTTCACTTGGTTACCTACTGCATAAGCAGTTGCACCGCTATACAATGCCGTTGCATTTCCATCTTTGAACGTGCCAAACATTGTATTGTATAGCACTTGCAATGGTTTTACAAGTGTTTTAGTCCAAGCTTTATAAATCGGCAGCCGCTTCTTTGGTGGTAAGAAGTTGACTGCAAATGTATCTGTGTTTATGATGCTACTCATTATTGTACAATATAAGATAATGTATCTGCAAAGGTATGTGTTGCAGTTGTTTCTTGTACTACATAACCCGCAATAGTTTGATATTGCACACTATCAACACCAGTTGATAAGTTATACAATGTAACACCTGCACCATAGGCAACCGTATGTTTTCTTACTAATATACGTGTTAACGATACCGAATTAACACCCTCAACCGCTTGTATAGCATCAACAACTGCTTGTGTGCTTATAACACCATTAAATGGTAAGGTAGCCATATAATTGTTTAATGCTGCTACTACGTTTGTGCTTATTACTGCTGAATATTGACCGTTATAGTAAATAGTTGCTGCCACTTCCATCTTATCGCTATTCTCATTGATTAAAGTAAATGCAATGCCCGCAGGATTAAAGGTTTCAATGTAACTTTGAAGCTCGGCTAATTCACCAACTGAAACTGGCACAGGTGGGTCTGATTTAGCAACCTTAATTAACACCGTTCTATTTGGCGCGGTTATTACTGCACACCTTGTCAATATTTGATTAGCAGTGTTAATAGTTGGGTATTCAACAGTAAATGTTGTTGTGTTCAATTGAGCAACATCGCCTTTTTGATACTTTAAAACCTTGTTGCGTGTCCATTGCGGTGTGCTTGGTGCTGCGGTGCTTGCGATGGCTTCTAAATCTATTTTAAATAAATCTTGCAACTGCTCAAATATAGCTATGCAAGAAGCTACAATAAAATAATATAGATTCCATTTAGCAGTTTGACTTGTTGAGGTCAACGCGCTTAATGTTGAGTCTGCATTCTTTGCATCCAACATTGATTGTTTAATTTGTGCTACTGTGCGGGCCATTATACTATTGATGTTATAAGTCCTTTAACTACGGTAACTGTTTTGCCATTAGCGGTAGTAAATGATCCTGTTGCACCTGTTGCAGTTGTATAACTAACAATAGCATTAACAGTTGTTATTGATGTAACTGCATTTTGATTTACTATTATTTTTTCAGTACCTGTAATTGCGCCTGCTGCTGGTAACTCGGAAATTTTTTGCTCTGCCATTTTATTGTTGTATTATAAGTGTATAACCTGTTTCTGTTAATAATTCGTAACCTAATTCACTCGTTAACGCTATTGATTCAGGGATAAATCCAGTGCGAATGATTGCGTTGTCTAATTGTGGGCTGTTGTTTGTAACCAATGTTGTAACTAACACCTCTGTTGTTGGCCCATCTATTGCAGAATAGTCAAAGCCTTGCATTGTGTAAGTTATGATAAATTCTTGAATGTTGGTATGGTCTGCCGATTGTATTTCACTTCTGCGCAAGAATCTACTGTTATAAGGTGTTGACCAACCATGTATTAAAGCATTTAAGTCTTGTTTTAGTTGCAATATATCGGTGTCTTCTGTCTTATAGCTTTCAAAACCTAAATGCAAAGCAATTGACATTGTGCCTTGTTGTTGCCCTTGTAAATTCTCAATATAATCGGCAGATGGAAACTCAATAAAACAACAAGGATAATTGAATGGTATATTAATATCCTCGCGCTCAAATTGGTTGTTCCATAGTGCAACATACTTCAATGATTGAAGTGTGCTGATACGTGCCTTTAATTGATTATATATTGCTAACTGCATTACTTAAATATGTTATCTAATCGTTTAACAATAACTTGCTTTACTTTCTCGTTAAGGTTGTAACTATCGCCCATAAATTGACGCTTAGGCATTTTTTTTAAACCATTGTTATGTCGCGCAGCATAAACCAAATCAGTTGAAATCTTAATACTCAACGCGGCTCTGTTTGCAGGATTACGAATGATTGACCGCCTTAAATCTCCAGTCTTAACCAATATTGCGCGTGTTGTGTCATCAACTGTTTTACCGCCTTTAGTTTTATACGTTGTGCGCTTTCTCGGTTTCCATTTCTGCACATTCTTGTCATCCCAACCTTGCTTCCTAAACGAATCAACAAAAAACACTTTTGCAGTGTTACCAACATCTACAATAGCCGCTTCCATCGCTTTGCGCGCTTTCTTTTCTGCCTGTTTTAAATCGAATTTATTGGACTTGCTCATTTAAAGTTTTTTTCTTTCTATTACCTTAAAATCATCATTAGATATAAATCCAAATTCATCATCTTTAAATAAGTTAAACCTATAACCATCAAACCCATTATCTTTTAACCATGTTTTAAATTCTATTCCTGTGTCAAAATCTGAATAAGTTTGCCCATTTCCTAATATTTTTCCTTGTGTTTTATATCCTAATAAATCATCTATAATTTTTTCGCTAATTTCTCCATCATAATCAACTATTTTCTTTTGATTATGGAATAAATATTTAAAAATATTATTACCTCTTTCATCTGAAAATTTATCTAACGATTTTATTAAATTCACTTGGTCTTTTAATTCCATTTCTTTAAAATCTAACAAAGATACCTTTTCTGTTTTTATTTTTGTCAAAATAGGTTGCAATATTTCACCACGCAATGCACTTTGTTGTTTAGTTGCATAATCTGTTGCATATTCTAAAGAATCTGTAAACCAATGAAAGCCAGCAGCATTTTTATACTGCCCATCCATTAAATAATCTTTAGTTCCCAATTGTTCTGTAAACACATCACCTTTGTCTCTTATATCACCTCTGTACAATGTTTTATTGTCAATATTTAATGTTGAATTTTTAAATAAAGGATTTGGCTTTTTTGTTGTTGTTTCAGTTAATGGGTTTTTAGGCACTTCAACAACAGGCGCAGGTCTTGGTGCTTGTGGTATAGGTAAATTCCAATTCTTTTTAGCCATTTCTTTGTCACCCTTTGCAACATCAAAATATGGGTGCTTGTCTTTGCCATTTTCTTTAAACACATAGCCATCAATGCCTGAATTCATTCTAAACAATGGCGGCACATCTTCGGGCGGTGTAAACTTGCTCAAATCAGTTTCTTCCCCCTCTGATAGTTGTATTACGGTACAACGACAACGCCACCCATTCGGGGGGTAGTATTGTTTCCAGAACGGGTCGCTGATCGGGCGAATAATATTATCTAATGCTTGGTGTGTTGGTCTTACTCTGCCATCACCAACAGTTTGATATTGCAACAATGGCAATACATCGGCATCTGCTTCTATACGCTTCCAATCAGAGGCCATACGTGCTGAAGCTTTAGCAGTTTGATATTCGGCTTGCAAATAGTCTTCATTGTATAGCGTAAACATCGGCCTAACTGCTTCTTTAAACTTATAGAAGTTACTTTGCAATTCGGGGTCGGCCAACATCGCAGTCATTGCCCTTGTTTGTTGGTAGGTTTTAGCACCACTAAATATGTAAATGTTATTCGTTAAATCAGCAACTAATATTTCATCAACTACTGGTGCCAAATCAATGCCATCTTTTAAATATTTCGCAGTCTTTAAATATATTCCCTCTGGCAACACTTGGTTATTAATTGCACCTATCCAAACATCATTCGACATACGATTAAAATCGTTTTCATCAAACGGTGTAGGTGGGTCAACCTCCTTATCAATGTTCAATATGTCGCAGTAGCCGCACATTAACTATATATGTTTCTTAATCGTTTTGCAATGTTAGTTAATTCTTTTTCTTCTTCTTCCTCTACACCCATTTCATCCTGTAATTCAA